GGGCATTGAGCAGCGGGTGAAGTCGGCGATCCTCTGGCTGGTCGGGCTCTGGTATGAGCGTCGCATGGCGGCTGACGCGGTGAGCCTGTCGGAGATTCCCTTCGGCGTGAAGGCGTTGCTCGATTCGGCGAAGTGGGGGAGCTACCGATGAGCAACGTCAAGGGCCGATTCGGAATCGACGTATCGTTCAATGACTCGACCGTGGCGGGCGGCGCGAGCAGCATGAAGACTATCAACCTGACGCACGCGACCGAGTATGACTTCGGCAAGATCGCGGTCGTGACGGGCACCGTGGGCACAGCCGTGTCTACGGTGTCGATCGCCCCGACAACCTACCGCAATGCAGCGGGCGACATCGTGTCGTTCTCCAGCGTCTCGCGAGTGGCGTTTCAGGCGTCAGGCCCGACGCTCGTGGCGTGCGACGGCATCGGCGGCTGCGGCGTGAACGATTGGACGATCTATTCGCGTGCCGGTCAGGTCGCGGTGTCGGAAGCGTTGGAGACTGTCTCGTTTTCGATCAACGTCTTTGGCACGGCGGGCACCGCGTCTTACACGCTGGTGATGTATGGCTCTTGATCCGGGGCGGCTTCGCGAGCGGGTGACGATTCAGCAGGCAACCGAGCGACGCAACTCGCTCGGTGAGACCACGCTGGAGTGGGCGACGTTCGCCGAGCGGTGGGCGAGCGTCGAAGGGCTCTCGTCTCGCGAGGTGCTGCTCCTGGGGCAGCAGCAGACCGAAGGCACGCACCGGGTGCGGCTGCGGTACGTGACGGGGCTCGTGCAGACGATGCGGCTTCTGTGGCGTGGTCGGGTGCTGGAGATCACGACGCTCTTGGAACACGCGAACCGCAGCGAGCACGAGTTGCTGTGCACGGAGAGGGTGGACTGATGGCAGTCGCGGGCATTGAGATCACCGCCGAGATGGCGGAACTGCGGCAGTTGCAGCAGGACATCGGCCGGCTGTTTTCGCCGGCTGACAAGGCTCGCATTCTGAAGGCGGCACTCACGAAGGCGATCGAGCCTGCGTTCCAAGCGTTGAAGCAGACCACGCCGCTCGGGCCGACGGGCAACCTGCGGCGTGCGGTAGCGAAGAAGATCCTCGTCTACGCGAAGGACGGGGCGGCGGTTGCGGTGCTCGGGTTCCGACGTGCGGGGCTTTCGGACTCCGTAAGTGCTGCCGGCGGCACGGTGCGAGCCGGCCCTGACCGGGCATTTCACCAGTGGTGGCTCGAAGAGGGCACGCAGCCCCGGCAGATCCGCCTACCGTCGCCGCCGAAGGCATACAACCGCCCTGGCTACAACAAGCCGGGCTTCGATCGACGCACGTACACGATGACACGCAATGGCAAGACGTTCACCGTGCAGGGGCATTCGGTTCGCGGGCACGGCGTTACCTCACATCTCGTGAACGACCCGAACTCTTACTTCTACGCGAGCAGCTACAACCGGCTCGGGCCGTTCAAGATCAACAAGTTCCGAGGCGGCGAAAGAGGCTTCATCACTGAGCCGGGCTATCCGAACGCCTTCTTCAAGAAGTCGCGTCAGCCGATCACGATTCCGGCGATGCCGGCGGGCGGCAGTGACGGGCAGCCGCCCCTCAAGACCGCGTGGGCACGCACGCAGCCCACCGTCGCCGAGATCCTCCAGCGGGAACTGCGGCTCTCGCTGGAGCAAGCCCTCGACACCCTCTCGCAGCGATCCACGGGAACCATCGGCACATGAGCGTCAAATCCCCCGAACGCCTCATCGGCGATGCCCTGGTCGCCGACCCCGCCGTCGCGGAGATCGTGGGCGACCGGGTGTACCCCGTCATCGCCCCCGCCTCGGCGGCGATCCCGTTCGTCACTTGGCGGCGGCAGGCGGTGCAGCGGGAAGCCACCCTATCCGGCCCGTCGGGCGTTGCGACGGTAACGCTGGCCGTGGATATGTACGCCACGACCTATGAGGGAGTAAGGGAACTGGCTGACCGCTGCCGCCAAACACTGGATGGTTTCAACGGGGCGTTGGGAAACTGGATTTCAGTGCGGAACGTGTCGCTGCTCAGTGAGAGCGACGGGTTCGTACAGTTGGCCGGTGGCGAGTTGCCCGCCGTCTACAGCGTGACGCAGACCTACACCATTCTCTGGCAGGAGATCTAGAACCGTGTCATTCTCGACCCCGCACGATGGTTCCGGCACAATCCTTCGCTTCGGTGCCAACAACTACACGGCGACGAACATCGTCATCAGCAACACCAATCCTGCCGCCGGGGCAGACTCGCGGATCGACGTGGCACACCTGTCGCAGTCTGCGGGCGAACTCGCTGCGACGATGGATCGTCCGCTCGTGATCCCTGCCGAGGACGGCGGGTCGGGCCGGCAGATCACGTTCGACTACCTGGGGAAGACCATCCTTCTCGACGGCGCAACCGCCACGGTCTACATCGCAATCGGCGGCACTGCTCTGATCGGATCGACTGCTGTCGCCGGGACGGCGTTCTATGCGACGGTGGCTAGCTCGACACTGACGCTCGCGACCAATGACGCGGTGCGTGGGCAGGCTGTGCTCACGCTGGTTCGCACTAGCTCGCTGACCTGACCATGACGGAGGGCCGTCATGGCGATTCCCTGCCAAGGGTTCACGATCACTTGGGGCGGTCAGTCGCTCCAAGAGGTGCAGGCGTTTGACCTGGATGCCGCTCGCGGGCTGCCGCTCGGTCGCACGACGACATGGACGCCGAGCCTGGGCACGCTGCGGATCGCCGCGTTCTCCACGGCTCACCTGCCCGAGAGCGAGTACGGCCGGCGAAAGCGGCTGACGTTCGCTGGTCGCACTGCGTCGGCGGGAACGCTCGTGACGTTCTTTGATCGCGACTGCATCTACGAAGACGCACGCATCGAAGCGGTCGCGAACGAGGTCGTGAGGTTTGCGTACACGTTTAGGGTGATGGATACGGTCGGGGCACCGACTAATCCCTAGGAGATCGTGACAGATGGCACTGACGGCAGATCAGATTCTCGCGGCGGATGACATGGGCCTGAAACGTGTCGCTGTCCCTGAGTGGGGCGGCGACGTGTTCATTCGCGTGATGAGCGTGGGCGAGCGCGACTCGTACGAGCGGCGGTGGATCGGCAAGAAGGAAACCGGCATCGAGAACTTCCGCACGCAGTACCTCGCGGGCGTGTTGTGCGACGAGACCGGCAAGCTCCTGTTCAGCCGCGATCAGATCGACACGCTCGCGAGCAAGAGCGGTGCAGTGATGGGCCGGCTGTTTGACGAGGCGATGAGACACAACCGGATGACAGAGGAGGATGTGCAGCAACTGGGAAAAGGCTGAACGCGAGCCCGACTCGCCGGTACATGTTCGCGGTCGCTCGTGACTTGCGAATGACTGTCGGCGAGTTGAGCACGCGAATGGATTCGGCCGAGTTCAGTGAATGGATCGCCTACAACCGCTACTTCTCGGCACTGCCGGATTCGTGGCGGGAGACGGCGTTGATCGTCACGGCTCTCCTGGCTCCGCACATCGGGAAGAACCAGAAGCGACCGAAGCCCGAGGATTTCATTCCGATTGAGAAGCCGCCGCAGCACGAGTCGCAGGACATGGCGGCCTTGCTGGAGTTGCGGCGGCAGTTTGGTCTAGGCGATCTCGACAATGGCTAACGTACTCTCACTGGCGTTGCGGGTGACGGCTGACGCCAGCGGCCTACGGCTCGATCCGGTGCAGCGTGCGCTCGTGGGGCTGGGCGATCAAGCCGAGAAGTTGACGAGTCAGTTCGCAAAGTTTTCCGGCGGGAGCGAAGCGGCGGCGGCGGCTCAGGCCCGCTTTGAGCAGCAGTCGCAGGATCTTATCAACACCCTTCGCGACGGCGGGCCTGGGGCTGCGACGCAGTTCGCCGCTGCCTTCGAGCGGCTAACCGAAGCCGCGAACAAAGAGGCTGCCGCGTTCCAGCGAGCGCAGCAAATCACCGAAGCCAATCTCACAACGCTGGAGCGGTTCGACCGTGCTCAGGCGGAACTGACTGAGCAACTGAACGCCGGGCGGATCTCGCTGGAGACCTACAACCGGGCGACCGAGAACGCCGCGAAGGGGCTGACCGACGCGGAGCGTGCGGCTCGCGGGCTGGCGGTGCAGCAGAAAGAGATCGACACCGCAGCCGAGAGCACGACGCTCAAGTTCAACGAACTCTCTGGCGTGTTCTCGGTGCTGCCCGGCCCGCTGGGCAACATCGCGGGGCGGATCTCGGGCATCGCGAGTGCGAGCGAGGGGCTGTCGCGGATCTTCGCGGGCGGATTGACGGCGGGCTTCCAGGGGCTTGTGTCTTCAGTCACCGCTCTCATCAACCCGTTCACGCTCGCCCTCGCGGGCATCACGGCATTCGCGGCCGGTGCGACAGCGGTGGTGCGTGGACTCGTGGCCCTGGAGGATCGCGTAGAGCGTCTCAGTCGCTTGGCGACGCAGTTGGGCGTGTCGTTTGAGTTCGTGCAAGTGCTGGAGGAAGCGGGCCGCAGGGCAGACGTTTCGATCGAGCAGTTGAGCGGCTCGTTCGCCCGGCTTCAGAACACGCTCGCGGGTGCGGACGAAGAGAGCAAGAAAGCCCAGGCGGCATTGCAGCGGCTCGGCGTGTCGGTTCAAGACTTCGGGGCACTCTCGGAGCAACAGCGGATCGACTTGATCGGCGAGCGGCTGGCTGCGATCGAAGACCCTGCCCAGCGGTCAGCAGCGGCGATCGCCTTGTTTGGCCGCAGCGGCGTTCAGCTTTTGCCGTTCTTCAATGAGCTCGGGCTTGCCGCGACAGACATGGAGAGGTTCGGGCGTGCCGTGTCAGATCTGGATCGCGAACGGCTCGCAGACTTCGGCGGAAGCATTGACACACTGAGCCTCGCTACCGAAGGGCTCGGCACCTCGCTGCTGCTCCCGTTCGTCGGGCTCGGTGACGGCATCGCTCGCGGGCTTGCGGAGGTCACGGCGGGCATCACGGCTATCGTTGATCCCATTGGGCGAATCCTTGAGCCGCTGCTAACGCAGATCGGTCGCATCATCGAACTGATCGGCGTCAATATCGGCAACTTTGGGCGAACGATTGGTGCCGTGTTCGAGCCGTTCGCCGTGATCGTGCAAGAAGTTTCGCAAGCACTGGAGCCCTTATACGAGGGCATATTCAACTTCCTGCAAGGCATTAGCAATGCAGCCGTATCGGTGACTGAATGGGTCGTGTCCTTCACTCCCATCGGGGCTATCGCTGCAAACGTCGGAGCCCTGGGCGAGACAATCTCCCGCGTTGTGACGATCATCACGACAGCATTCCAGAGAGCCGGTGAGTTCGTCGGCGGGCTTGTCTCGCGATTCTCTGAACTTGTCGCACAGTCGCCGTTTCTTCAGACGCTGGGCGACATCATCAGTTCGACATTTGGCGCAGTAGCGTCGGTCTTCTCGACTATCGCGAACGCTATCGGCGGGGTTGTCGGTCGCCTCCTTACGATTGCCGAGAAGTTTCTAGGCATCGACCGGTCGGCTCAGCAGGCGTCCAAGGCGACTCAGAACCTTGGAAGTGACATTGAGGAGCTAACCGAGGAAGAACGCAAGGCGGCAGGCGAGCGAGAGAAGTTTTTGCAAGGATTCACCGACAACGTATCGAAGGCAATCGACGAGTCTGCCAAGTTTGGGCAGGCAGGATTCGATGCCGCGTTGCAGTACCAGAACGCGATCACTGACTTGCAGGAGCGGCTCGATCGCGGACTCATCAACGAAGAAGTTTTCCGTCGCGAGGCGGCGGCAGCCGAAGCGGCGTACAGCGATCAGATCGCAATCGCCGAGCAAGCCGCCGCTCGAATTGAAGAGAACACCCGCCGCGTCGATGGCTTGCTCGCCAAGGCGAACGAGATTCCGCAGATCGAGCAAGACCTCAACGCAATCGAATCCGAGATCGCTCGCGTTCAGACTGATCTCGCTGCCGCTCGCGAGAATGGTGCGACCGAGCAGGCCAACGCCCTCGCGGGCCGGCTCGCCCAACTCGACCAACTGCAAGCCGGGCTGCAAGAGCAGGCCGACCAAGCCGCACAGGGATTCGAGCAGGGTTTCGACGCCGCGTTCGCGAGCGTGGACAGAGGACTCAGTTCTCTCGTGGACAAGGCGGGCGAGTTCGGCAACGAAGGAGCGATCGCGGCCCAGCAACTTGCCGATGGCATTGCCGCTGCCCAGGAGCAAGTGAAAGACGGCATCCTCAACCGCGAGGCGTTTGAGGCGGAAGTCGAACGGCAGAAAGAGTTGTTTGAAGATCGTCTCGCTGACCTTCGGCAACTGGAGCAGATCAACAATCGCATCGCCGAGGGCGAAGGCAAGATCCGCGACCGCCAGTTCGAGATCGAACTCGCCCGCGCCGAAGAACTCGCCACCGTTCGCACTGGCTCGGTCGAGATCAACGACATCCGCAGCGGCGGCATCTCGGCGTTCTTTGACACGCTGAAGGAAGACCCGGCGATCGCGGAGGCTAAGAAGCAGACTGCCGAGCTTGAGAAGATGCGGCGAGAGCTCGCCAAGCTGAACGCCGAGAAGGTGGACATCCTCGCGGGGACGGGCTGATGAGCGTTCACTCTTGGAACGAACTGCCGCGTACCGCGACGCATCTGATCGGAGCGTCGCCCGAATATGAGCGGCGTTTCATCGCGACGCTCAACACCCCCGACACGCCGGCTGCCCTGGTGGTCAGCACCATCGGCGTGCAGCACTACACGCCGCACCCCGAAGAGTCTTTCGCCCGGTGCTACGAACTCGAATACAACGAATCCTACGAGGGCAATCGGTATCACTCTGAACTGATCGCCCGCTACAAGATCCCCGAGGCTGACGAGCAAAGTGCGAATCTGTTGCCGTGGCTGCGGCCCGACGTGTGGAAGTTCCAGACACAAGGCGTCGCGGTGCCCGCCCTCTACTACTACGACGGCTCAACGCAGAAGCCGCTCACAAACTCAGCCGGCGATTACTTCGAGGGTCTGACCGTCGATGAAGCCCAGCAGAAGGTCACGATCCAGAGCAACCGGCAAAACTTCCCCTCGGCTCTCGCGGCGGCGGTTACGAACTGCGTGAACGACGGCAGCTATCTCGGGTTCCCAACGGACGGCGTGAAGGTGCAGGGCATCAGCGGCGAGCAAGCCGTTGAGCAGTTGAACGGGCAAGAGGTTCGCTACTGGAAGATCACGAGCGAACTGCTCTGCCGTCAGAGCGGGTGGAGCCTGCTCCTGCCCGATGTCGGCTTCAACTACATCGACGGCAGCGTAAAGAGGCGAGCCGACGTTCAAGGCCCGGACGGCGAGCAAGTCGCATCCGCGAATCCGATCGCCCTCAACGGCAGCGGCGGCAAGCAAACCGGCGGCAATCTGCCTGCGATCCTCACTCGCCGCGTCTACAAAAGAATCTCAATGTCCCAATACTTCGGCGCGCCGCCGTCTTAGGAGCAACCATGCCCGACATTTCCTACAGCGTGAATGTGAACGTCAACGCCGGGGCGTTGAATCAGAACCTCAACGCGTCCAACATCACGAGTGACTTTGCCACGACGGGCTTGCTTGCTCTCACGCTCAACGTCGGCACGAGCACACAGGCGATCACCACGGCATCGGCGTCGAACCTGGGGCTGTGCTTCGCCCGGTCACTCGCGACCAGCGGCACGCATACCGTTTCCTTCGGCCGGCTGAGTGGCACGACGCTCTTCGAGACGGTGCGGCTCAAGGCCGGCGACGCTGCCGTGCTGCGGCTCGCGCCGGGCAACTACGCGGCGAAGGCTGACGCTCCGAACTCGCGGCTGCTCCTCCAGATTCTGGAGGAGTAGTGAGTACCGCCCGCGTCGATTTCACTCGCGGTGCCGCCGAGCGGATCGCCGCCGTCGTGCGCCGCGTCGAACAAGGCGACCGGGACGGCGCACCGCTGACGTTCGGCAAGGTCGATCCGCCTGCCGGCAAGGTGTTTCGCATGTGTGCGTTCACTGGGGCATGGGCGATTGACACGCCGAAGACAGTGACGTTCAGAAACGTGACCACCACGCCAAACACCGTGATTGCATACAACCTGTTTGCTGCGATCACTACGTCGGGCACTGCGTCCTCAACGCCGTGTGCGATCGCGAAGGACGGCACAGCGTGGTATCTCATCGCTGCCCGCTGCTCATGATCGAGTTTCTCGCCGCTGTTGAGCCCGCGTCGCTGCCGCTTCTGGCGGTGCTGGCGTTCGCGGTGTCGATGTACCCGATGGGGCTGATGCTCGGCTCACCATGCAGCCCGTGCTGCGGGTGCAGCCTATGCACGCAAGGGTCGCTCCCCGACACGGTAACGGTCACGCTCAGCGGATTCCCTGATTCCAGGGAAGGTCCAAATCGGCTGTCGCCCATTTTCACCAGTTGCTTCGGCAACAATGCCGCCGCGACCCTCACCGAGTCTGGCGGCTCGATATCGACTGTCACGATCACCAACGCGGGCACGGGATACGCGATCCTTGGCAGGACTGCACCGACGCTTTCGTTTTCCGGCCAGGGCAGCGGGGCGACCTTCACGCCCACGTTCAACGTCGCGCCCAACGCCTGCGGTGTGGATTTCTGGCAACTAGCGTCCGTGGCGGCCACAGGCGGGAGCGGCTACGTCGATGGCGAATATCTTGTGATTACCGCCGCCGTGGATGACACGGTTGAGCAAGCGGCGACGGCGAGGCTCTATGTGGGTCGAGCCGAGCCTACGCTGACGATCAGCGGCAACGCTACCGCCACGGTGTCGCTGCTCGACAACGGCAACGCTACCTGGGGGGTGGATTCCGTCAGCGTCACCAACGGCGGCAGCGGCTACACAGAAGGGGCGGCGATCACGTTTGACGACGGCGCGAACGGAGTTCAGGTTCTCGCTGCAATCGCAACCGCCAGAGTAGTTCACGATGAGCCGATCCCGGTGTTTTCGATCAACACTACCGGCGGCTCGGGGGCGTCTCTTGAAGCCGTGTGGACGCTGCTCCCGTCCAATCAGTGGCCCGCTCCGAACAAGAAACTATACGAACTTGCCAGCGTGACGGTGCTCAATGGCGGCAGCGGGTATCAGCAGTTCGAGGGCATAGACCTCACATTCGCGTCTGCTGATGACGGGATCGCAAATGTGAATGCGTTTCTGGACATCGAATCGGTCGATGGCAACGGCGCGATTACAGCGGTATTTGTCGCGCCGGATGTTTCGCCCCTCGTCGCCGGCCCGGCTGGCGAATACATCGGCTCGCGAACCGACGAACTGCATTCGGTAGCAATCAACGCGCTGAATCGCGGGGCATACTACGAAACCTCCGCCGGCGCGTTGCTAGTCGCCGTTGAGACTCCTGGCAGTTACTACCACGTTGACGCGACCGAGCCGCCATATGTGTCTACGGTCGCGATCACTGTGTTTGAATCGCCGTCAGTGTTTCCGGTCGGCAGCGTGTGGAGGCCCAGCGAGGGGTCGGGTGCTGCGTTCGACGTGACGGTTGATGACGATCCGACCAGCCCGACATTCGGCCAGATAACAGCCATCTCGATCACGAACGGCGGCAGCGGGTATCAGCAGTACCCGGAGTTCCCCGTGTGCTGCGGCACGTCCTACAACGATCGCTCTTTTGTCTTGAAACGCGCGGCCGTCGCCACTGCCGAGCACGGGTTCGAGACGGCTCCAGACGCCAGCCGATGTATCTATGAGCACCGCTTTTGTGGCGTCGGCAACCTGTACGGGCTGCGAGGCTCCGTCCGAGTCGAGTATCGAGGGCCATCGCTGCCGCCGCTGGTGCTGTTCCAGAATGAGGTGCTTTCGACTAGCAGCGACTTTCCGATGCCTTCCGAGACGTGCGCCACGACGCTGACATCCACAACGAATGTCACAGACTGTGACGATCTGTCGTTCACTGCAACCGACGCCGATGGAGTGACAGCCGTCGTGACGCCTGGAGGCGAATACGATTCGGAGGATGGCTACGCGGGCGAGCGATCGTGCAACCAGTGCTGCCGCGGCACAGACCCGGTGCCAGAGGAAATCACTGTTGAGTGGGTGAACACGTCGGGCGGCATAGCACCACCGTCTGGAACTTATGTGATGCTGTTGGCGTCCTCGCCCCTGTATTCTCCAGGCGGAATACTGGCGAGGATTGGAGTGTTGCGATGGTCATACCCGTTCCTGCCGAGCGTCTACATCGCTCCGTGCTCTGCCCATGACAGTCTGGGCCGCGTGTTCGTGCCGATTCCGCCACACAGCTCGCCAGAGCCGGATGCCTGCGACATTGATTGCCCTCCGAAGTGCATGGTGTGGGTAGAAGACCTTGAGATACAAGACTGCTCAGACTGTGTGACGGGGCCGTTATGCAGCCCGCCCGCGAGCGTCTGGGGGAATGCTTTCGGCGACAGCATGACCATCCTATGACGCAGCTCTGCGACTTCAGCAAATCGCTCACTTGCCCGACGTGCGGCTACCGGGCGAGGTCGCGGCCGACGTTCCGGCAGTGCCGCCCGCCCCCGCCGCAGCCGTGGCGCCCGTTTTTGCTCGGCGACTTCGTGGAGCGGTGGCTCACTCGGTTCGGCGTCACGAAGGAGCGAGTCGAGCGGTGGACGCGAACTGCGGGCAAGCCGGGCGGGTGCGGGTGTGAGGCTCGGAAGAAGTGGCTGAATGATGCCGGCGTTCGTGTGCAACGCGTCGCGAGGCGGCTCGCCCAGCGATACGCGAAGGCTGTGTTCGGTTGACACCCTCGCGACACTGACGGGCGAAAGGGCTCGTCGTGGCGGAAGATCACCACATCACGATCGACGGCAAGCGTTGGCTCTTGCGGTTCACCCGGCTCAAGGGGGACGCGATGGGCTGGACGTTCTTTGATAACGCGACCAGCCCGCGAATCTTGATTGACGATCGCTGCACGGGGGCGCAGAAGTTGGAGACGGTGCTCCACGAGATCGCCCACGCGGTGCTCGGCCCGAGCATCAGTGAGGAAGCGGTGACCGAACTTGCACGCGTGCAGCGGCGGGTGCTGACCATGCTCGGATACAGGGAGGTGCCGCGTGAATGATCTTCGCTCTGCGATCGTGGCGGCTGCCGCCCCGCAAGCCCCGAGGCTGCCGCTTCGCTGGATCGACCGATTGCCCAATGACGTGCGCGACGAACTGATTGCGATCAAACGCGAATGGCGGGCGGGCACCATTCAAGCCTCGGGCCGCAGCCTTGCCGCAGCAATCGTGGCGAACTGTCAGCAACGCGGCATCACGATCTGTGGCGTACCGGGAGTGCGTGAATGGCTGGCAAGCAAGGACTGAAAGCGGCTGTCGTGTCGAGTCTGCCCGCACCAAGTCCGCCGGCCACGGCGGAACAGGTGACGCAGCGGCAGGAAGGCGACACGCTTGAAGCCCGCTCCACGAGCCGGCGGATCAAGACGGTCGAGGATCTACTCGCCCACATCGAAGCGGACATGACCCGCTACGAAGTAGCGGCAAGCGAGGCGACCAAGTGGGAGTGTGCCTCGGGCGACGGTGAAGGGGGCACGACCGTCACCGAACTGCACCGCGTCTTCGTGCGGCTGCGACCGAAGGCGGGGCCGAAGGTCGCCGAGGCAGTCGAGGCGATGATCTCGGCGGCAGCCCGCGACATCCGCCGACCGGCGGCGAGGAGCCACGGCAAGCCGAAGCCGGGGCTCTGGCAAGTGCTGGTCGTGAGCGACACGCACTTCGGCAACTACTCGTGGCGAGAGACAACCGGAGCCGATTGGGATCTCTCGATCGCCGAGCGGGTCGTGCGGGACACCGGGCACGA